CTTGATTTCGTCGAGGGCTTCACGGGCCTGGGTAACAAGGCGACCGCGCTGCTCCTGAAGGGCAGTCAGAGACATAGAGATATTCCCATAAAAAACCCGCCGGGATGGCGGGCTTACGTTGCGCGGATCAAGCCTCGCGCTGGCCTCCGGTGGTCGCCGGGAAACTGTTTAGAGCTTGCGGAAACGCTGCTCGGAATCGGCTTTGCGCTTCAGATAACCCGCTTGGTCATGCGCCTTGCGTTCGGCATCCTGGCGTTCTTCTTCGGCTTGGCGGCGCGCATTGTCGCGGTCGCGCAAAGCAATCTGTGTGGTCGGGTATGCGCCCCGGTTCACAATCGAAACGTCATACAGGACCACATCGGTAATCGTGCGAACGTCCGGCCCGTCTGCCGGGGTGTCCCAACGCTGGCCGGTCGCCTGAAAAGCGAAACTCATCTGGTCCAGCATCTTGCCGCGCATCTTGGGAACAATCCGCTGAACGTCAGGGTCAGACGGGTCCAGTTCGGCCCGAATGTGCAAGCCGTGGTCGTCCTCTTTCATGGTAAGGTTCCCGGCGGTCGAACGCGCCAGGGGAAGGCCCCCATGATTGATTAGAAATTCAACATCGTCGTTGCGGTCAAGCGCCGAACGGAATGCACCGCGCGCCACGACTTCGGTGAAGACGCCGCCAATGTCGGTTGGCTGGTCAAAGACCGCCGCGTAACCTTCCACGACAATCTTGCCGTCACCTTCAGCGCGAACTTCTACAGGAAGCCCGGCGCGCGTCTCACGTTCCATCAATTTCTTCTCCCCCTTCCGGGTCAGGCTCAACCGGCTCAGGAGCGGGTGGCTCTGGCGCAATCGGCTCCGGTTCCGGCGCGTCAATCGGCATGGTCGCGCCCTGCATGAATAGCTTGTCTGCGTTTCCACCCTTGGCTGGGCGGTTCTCAAGTGAGCGGGCTTCGTCCGGCGTCAGGATCGAAGTCTGCACCGCGCGGGCCAGACCTTCCATGCGGGTCTTGAAGTCCCCGCGAAGCAGCCCGTCCATGTTATGTTCAACGTAGCGATTGCCGTTGCGCTGGCCGAAAAGCTTGAGGTTCATTTCCTCTTCAAGCGCCTCGGCCCACTGGCTCAGTAGATGCTTGACCAAGTGCAAATCCTGCTGCTCGGTATTGCTAAAGGTCCCGTGCGTTAGGTCTTGCAGGAATACCGGCGGTAAGCCGTAAATGCGGGCGATTTCCTCAACCGAGAAACGCCGCGCGTCCGTCATCTGGCCCTTGTCAGGATCGAACCCGACCGGCTTCAGTTCATAACCCGGCGGAATCGGGAACAGCGGCTTCTCGCTACCCTTGGCCGCGTCAATCGACCGCTGCACATCGGCCAGCGCCCGCTTCATGGCTTCAGGTCCGGCAGGCATTGGCCCGGTCAAAGCAAGCGGCGGAACCCCGCCACCGGCAAAGAACTTTGCGCCATAATCGCTCATCGCCAGCGCAAGCTGGATCGCCTTAGCACCAAGGACCAGCGGGCTATAATGCGACAGCCCGTCAGACTTGAGCATGAACGGCACATCAATGATATCGGCGGCAGGGTAAATCTTGCCGTCGATTTCATAGGACAGCCGCCCCATGGCGTCGCGCTTGATCTTGGCTTTCGTCGGGTCAACCGGATAAAGGCCGATGATATTGGAACCGCTGCGTTCGATCCATAGCAGGCCGCGCCCGCCAAGAAAGACTTGCTGCCAGAAATACTGGCGGAGCTTGAACGCGGTCCATTCAGCGTTAGGCGCTTCATGAATCAGGGTGGCAAGCCCGCCGCTGATCTTTTCCGCGCCGGTTGACGCGGCGCGGTAAGCGTGAAGCGGCAGCGAGGCTAGCGACCGAGACAGGAACGACACAGCCGCCAGCACAGCCGGAACAGTTAGCGCGGTGTCGGTCGTGACAATCGGCAATTCAACGCCGTTCAGATTGGTAACGGTGGCCCATGCAAAACCGGGACGCTCAATGCCGGGCACAGCGGTGATGATACGTTCCTCAACCGGCGTCTGCGGCCAGCCGAAGAAGTCCGCAATTTTACCCATTACGCGGCCCCCGTCAGGCTAAATGCGGGGTCATCCCAAGGCGAAATCGGCAGGGTTTCAATGCTCATCGCTTCAACCCCCTCTGCCATTGCCAGGGCAACCATGCCGTCGATTCGGCCCGTTGCTTTTGATTTATCCAGCTTGCGGTTTCCGGCAGGGTCAGGGACCGCCACCGCGTTAGCCGCACACATTGCCAAAACCGGATGCCCGCCGTGGCGAACAATCCCGTTCAGTAAGTCCGCCTCCAGCGAGTCGAGCGCCGGGGACATTGAAACGTAACCTTGCCCGAAAGACTCAAGCGGCAGTTCAACCCCTTGCCGCTCAAGTGCGCCCTTCATTCGGTCCATGCGCCAGCGGTCAAAGCCGATCTTGCCGACATTCAACCCGCTGCAAATCTGCCCAATGTCCCGCGCGACGAAATCATAGTCGATCACTTTGCCCGGTGTGGTCCGCAAGAAACCCTGCTTGACCCATACGTCATAGGGCGCACGGTCCCGCCGCGTAGCCTCTGCAACGCCATCCTGCGGCATCCAGAAGTGTGGCACCACATGAACCAACCCACCCTTACGGCAAGTCAGCACCAGCGCGGTCAGGTCGGTCGTGGCCGACAGGTCAAGCCCGCCGTAAACCATGCCGTCCAGTTCACCGGGGGCCTCGTTGCCGAGCTTCCAAACCCCCGGCGAGACAAAGGCCGAAACCATGTTGACCCGCTGATTGAGTGTCAGCACCCGAAACGTGTTTTCAGCGGCGGGCATCCGCTTGGCTTGCGCCGATTGTTCTTCAACGTCCCGGCGGCTGCGGAACAGGTCTAGCGCCGGGTTGGCCGCGCGCCATGCTGCTTCGTCGTCCAGTTCGCACCCTTCCGGGGCCGTATAAACATGGCTGACAATCGAAGGGTCGGCAGACCGCTCCGCATCATCTAGCCAAATAGAGAACAGGTCCGCGTCGGTCGGGGCCTGGGTTGAAATCGCAATCAGTAGCGGGTCGTCGTGCGCGCCCTGCGCCGTGGTGATCGCGTCAATGAAATCGTCTTGTGGGCCTTTAACCTGGCCAACTTCGTCCAGAATCGCCAAGACCGGCGAAAGGCCGTGCGCCGTGGTGCCGTCCGCTGCTAGCGCCCGGAACTCGGTATTCATCGCCAGCCCGATTAGCCGCTTGCCCGATGGCACAATGCGAACCAGCTTTGACAGTTCCGGCGAAAGCTGAACCATCTTGCTAGCCAGTTGAAAGACCAGAGAGGCTTGATCCCGTGACCGCGCGCCGCTGACAAGCTGGCTATTCAACTTCGCTTCCGGCCCGACCAGATGAGCTAGCAGCAAGCAGGCAATCAGCGCCGACTTCCCGTTCTTTCGCGCAATAGCCAGATAGGCCCGCCGCGTCCCTGCCGGGTTGTCATAAACGTCCAGAATAAACTTGCGTTGAAAGTCCGCCAGGATGATCGGCTGCCCGACCTTTGCGCCCTCTGGAACCTTCAGGTATTTTTCAACGAATGCGCAAACTCGCTCGCCCCGCGTCATTGCAAACTAGGCGTTGCCAGCAAGTCATCGCTAAGATCAGCTTCTAGCGACCGCCCCGCTTCCCGCTGCTTGGCCGCGTCCCGATTGTCGCCGCTTCGCGCGCGGGCGTGAAGGGCCAAAGACCGGCGCAGGGAAAGAATGTCCCCGGCCAGCGACTTGACCACCCGGCCCCGTGGATTCTCAACCGTGGTGCCGTTCTCCCGAACCGCGATAAAGCCTTCGATCCGCAACTGCCGCTGTTCCGCCTCCATGTTCGCCATAGTGCGGGCTAGCATCGCGGCAATCTCAAGCTGATGCTCCGTCCATTCCGAACGGGCGAACTCCGCCACCACGTTTTCCCAGAAGGGCCAGTCGCAATCGTCAAGCGGAACATGGCTGGGCGGGGCAATATGCTTGACCGCGCCCTGGACAATCCGAACCGCAGCCGCGCTGCTATCAATGCGCTGCTTGCGGGCCATGTTACCTCACGAAATTGGGGTTAGTGTTAATTTTGAGG